GAAAAACAGTTAGTCCCAGATAAATAATTATACTATGGCAGATTTATTGGATAAGTTGACCGATACTATCCGAACTGGTAAAATCGGACAGGAAACACGAAGGTCAGCACAATGGTTTCGTGATAAAATAAAAGGGTTGAAAGGGGAACTGAGAAATAAGTTCAGTTCAACAAATGCAGCTAAGTTCTATCGTGAAGCAGAAGATAAGATTAATCCAAATGTAATGAAACGTAGAGCAAACCTTGGTGACATTTTTTGTTATTATTACAACCCAAAGTATAGAAACGAGTTACCATACTATGATATGTTTCCAATGATTATGTTGATTGGAACAGACCAAGATACGTTCACTGGACTCAACTTTCATTATCTGCCACCCAAGTTTCGTGCTATTTTGTTAGACAGAGTAAATGCGAAAGTTGGAAGAGGAATAATAAACTGGAAGAAGATTTCAAAGATTCCACAAGTTGCACCGACTGTCAAAAAGTATCGGTTCGATCAAGTCATGAGAAAAGTGATTCCGATTGAAGAAAACGAACAGGAAATCGCAATCTTTCTTCCACTAGAACGTTTTAGAAAAGCATCAAAATCATCAGTTTGGTCTGATAGTAAAAGAAAGTTTGGATAATGCCAGGATTCACAATTACAGAATTTGCAGGAAAAGTATCTCAATTTGGTCTTGCATCTCCAAATAAATTTAAAGTAGAATTTCAAGGAATACCAGTAGGAATAAATGACAGACAACTTGACTTTATGTGTGAACAAGTTGATATTGCAGGACGAAGTGTCCAGTCTGTCATGAACCTTGAATATGGAATACGGAGAGAAATAGCATACAACGCTCCCTCTTACAATCCTTTGAATCTGACTTTCGTTTGCACAGGAGAATTCAAAGAAAAACGCATTTTGGATCAATGGAACAATTTAATTGTTGATTCGACCACTGGATTTGATGTAGCATATTACGACACTTATGCAAAAAATTGTTCTCTCAAAGTTACACCTCTTAAACCAGATGGAGTGACGAAAGCGTTTTCAATAACATATAAAGAAGTGTATCCAAAAAGTATACAGTCAATACAGCTCAATCATTCTACACAAAATACAGTACTAAGAGTCAATGCTGAAATGCAATATGCTTATTTTGAAACTGAAGATATAAATTTCTCTAACGTTGAAACTGATGAAGACCCATAATAAGATGAAAGGACTAGATTATGTCATTACCCAAACTGAATACACCAGTTTATGAAGCGATTTTACCATCAACCGATAAAGTTATAAAGTTTAGACCATTTTTAGTAAAGGAAGAAAAAGTTTTACTCACAGCAATGGAAGACGGAAGTCAGACAGCGTTGATGAATGCAATCAAGACAATACTTAAAAATTGTGTTCAAGGAAACTTAGACGTAGAACGATTACCATTATTTGATATCGAATATCTCTTTCTTAAACTGCGCTCGAAGTCAATAGGAGAGATTTCTGAGATTGGATTGAAATGCACCGATATAGAGTGTGGTGGGATCAATCAAATTTCAATCAACATGGATGAGATTGAGATTACAAAACCAGAAGGACACAATCGTAAGATTATGATTTCCGATGAAGTTGGAGTGATGATGTCTTACCCTGTCATGAAGACAAGTGGTATTACGGAAGAAGATGGAATGGCAATTGTCAAAGATTGTATCGAAATGATTTTTACTGAAGAGGAAACACATGAACGTGATTCCTTTACTTCAAAAGAATTGGACGAATTTATAGAAAGCATGGATACGAAACAATTTGGAAAGATCAAAGAGTTTTTTGATTCTATGCCTAAATTACAACACACTATCAATTACAAATGTGAGAAGTGTGGAGAAGACAAGGAAGTAACTTTACAAGGACTTGACTCTTTTTTCGGGTAGGCCTGAGTCACAACTCTCTTGAGAATTATTATCTCACGAATTTTGCCATGATTCAACATCATAAGTGGAGTTTGACCGAACTAGAGGATATGATGCCCTACGAAAGAGAAATATACGTAACACTTCTAACCAATTGGGTTCAAGAAGAAAACGAAAGAATAAAACAACAACAAAGCGGTTAAGACATGGCAGATGCACTAAGACAACAAATGGCGGATGGTATCGCATCATTAGTCAGAAAACAAACTTTCTCTGGTTCAGGAGTATGGCGACAAAGTGGTAATGCAACTTTGCGTATAGAAACTCAAACAGATTCGATTGTAGAGGCTCTTAAAAGAATACCCTCACAGGAAACACAAGATGAGGAAGAGAGAGAAAGTGACAGACAACACGAAGAATTGATTAACGCAATAGAAGGTGATGGTTCTTCTGGTGATAGTGGTGAAGATTCAAAAAAAGGTGGATTTCTTAAAAAAATGTTGTCTGGTATTGTTGGATTTCCGATAAAAATGATTAAAGGACTTTTTTCTGCACTTGGTTCTGTTGGAAAACTCTTTTTAAAGTTTGGTGCTTTTTTACTCAAACCTTTTGCTTTTTTGGGTACACTAGGAGCTGCATTAACAAGTACGGCTGCATTGGTAACAGGTTTAGGTGCCATCGCAGCACTCTTTGCAGGAGTGGGTGTTGCATCTTTTATGTTGACAGATGCAGAGTTTGACAAATTGAAAGAAGATATAGCAAAAGGTGTTGCAAACGTATTCTCAAAGATTGTATCTGGAGCAGTTGATATTTACAATGCATTTGTTCCAGAGTCAATGCAAGTTTCAGAAGCAGATAAACAAAAATTTGAAACTGCAACATTCACAGCTGTCAAAGACACCATTATAAGTATCATTGATTTTGTCAAAGACATTTCAGATGCATTTGGTGAAGGTTTCATGAAAAACTTTGATGGTATAAAAACAAAGTTTGATGATTTCGTGACTAAAATTGGTCAAGTATACGATAAAATAACTGCACTTCTAGCAGATGCATTTGGTGATGGAAAGGGAAAAAACTCACTCATGTCCGTTGTTGAGTTATTAGGGGATGGAATAGGTAAAGTTTTAAGTGGAGTATTGAGTGTTGCTAATTTCCTATTAGATTTAATTATAGACCCAAAAACAACACTGAAAAATCTTGGTGATGATATCGAAAAGTTTTTTAGTGATATTGGGACAAACATTAAGAACTTCTTCAAAGAAAGCATTGATAACTTTACAACTAAAATTAAAACTTTTTTTAGCGATATCTTCTCTATAGATACAAAAGCTATTTTGGATAGTATTGCTCCAGAAGGTGGTCTTTTAAGGAAAGCATTAAATGCGGTTGGTGTTACAGAAACAGATGAAACGAATTTAAATGCAAATCAACAAACCACAGAATCAAGTGGATTTATAAGTGGGGTAAAATCATTTATTTCTAGTGGAATATCGAATATGACAAGTATTTTCCAAAGACCAGTTGTAAACGAAAATTTAGCAAGAGGTGGAGTGATTGTCAACAAACCAGCTTATTTACCTTCATCTGGTGTTGTAATCGGTGAAAGTCCTGTCTTTTCTGGTAGAGGTCTTGCAAGAGGTGGTGTTGCAGTCCCAGATGGTGGTTCCGAAGCAGTCATTCCTTTTGACCAAAGAGGAATACAAATTATGACAGATGCGATTGGGAAACCAGTTGCAGGAGCTACTTTGAATGAACTACAAGTTGCGAGGACTATGGCAACAAATAATATATCTTCAGAACCAGTTGTAATTGATAACAGTCAACAACCTACCATTATTAATCAAACTAATGTATCATCTCCCCAAACCAGAGGTAATCCTTTGCCTGGAATGGGGAGAGATTTGGGTGTATCTCACTTGAGATACGGATGATTACGCTTCGGCGAGTTTCTTGAAATAATCAAGATTTTCATCATCAGAAACTTCTTCCTCACGATAAGAAGAAGATGTCTCCATTGGTGTTCCTCCGTCAAACGGAACTTCCGATGAATCCACGGAAGTTGGCGCTGACATCGCAGGAGATGGTGTATTACCAAGAACCACATCCAAACGAGTTTTCAACTCATCATAGGACTTGAAATTCTTTGGGTCCAAAAACTCCTGAAGAGAGTGAGTTTGTGTGTAAACGTTCTCCAACTTTGAATCATCATCAAAGAGAGGAGCCGCAGTTACAAACTCCGACTTATCATAGTTAGAGTATCCGTCAACCTTACGAATCTTCAACTTGAAGTTCGCACCTTCCCAGAGATTGAATACATCTACTGGTGACTCATCCTCAAACTCAGGATTTGCCATCGAACTGATCTTGTCAAAGATTTTCTTTCCGTAACGGAACATGAAAACCTTACCTTCATTCTGAGGATTTGCCTTATCCTCAACGACATAGATGTTTGAGAAGTAGGTCAACCTACGTTTCTGTTTGCGAGCAATCTCCTTGTTCGCTTCCACACCAGAGTTCCAAAGGGAAGAGTTATACTCCGCCAATGGATCTTTCTGACCAAGAGTTGTCAGAGAGTTTTCGATGTACCAACCGCCTGGACCCTGAAATCCATGATTGAAAACACGGACGAATGCCATGTCTTCATTGTGTTGGTCCGGCAGAAAACGAATGACCGCATATCCGTTTCCAGACTTATCGAGTTCTGCTTTCCAGAACCGATCATCGTCACCGAAATTCTTCTGATTGTTGTTTTGGGGATTGTTAATCTTCTCCACTTCTGACTGAAGTTTCTGAAGGCTGTTCTTACTGTTCTTTTTGAGTGTAGCAAATGACATTTGATCTCCTTATTACTACGTGTTTCTGATTATTCACATTATTCATAATGCAATTCTACTTGTTTTTTCAGTATGTCTACATATTTCTGCTTATTCACAACCAAGAATGGCGCATACTTAATACACATACTATATAGGTTCGGCCACATGACCGACTCTTCTATTTTCTCATTGAAAACCGAAGAGAACCTAAGAATCGAGTCCATGATAATAAAGGACTCAATCGACAAATCTCCGCCAAATACCGAGCGAAGCACAGGTGGATGTTGACCATCCACACAATCAAAAAGTGTATTAAAATCATTATAATCATCAAGAATCTCATCAACCTCATTCTCGAAAACATATGGAAGGCTCTGGATCTTTGACTTCCATGAGATATAATTTTCTCTGCCCTCTGGACTTGTAAGATTACCAATCCAAAGGTCGCTTGACTTAACGAAATTAGAGACAAAAAATTTAGTGAGGTCTTCTTCTTTATAAATTTTTGAAAGACGGACAAAATGATGCTTGTCCTTTCTGTTTTCAAACGAACTTGCATTCGCTCTTACTTTACCCTTGAACTTGAAGTAATCGTAGTCAACCTTGTTGAAATGTTGTTTCAACGACAAATACTTTTGATATACTTCAAAAGGAGTCACCTTTGGAATCATATAGGGAGTTTTGCTGTTTTCGGTAAAAAGTGCAATTGTTCCGCTTCTTCACGAAGTTTCATTTTCAAGTTTGCGTTTATCAACTTTGCAATCGTTTCCGATTCCAGTTTGTTTTCGTCAGCATGGTGAAGAATGGCATCGAGATACTTCATACCTGTTCTCTCAACCAATTCTTCAACCTCTTGATTATACTGACTTGATGTATACACGTTTAATGTTTGTTCCATTTTCATTTTAACCATATTATATCATTATTAACGAAAGTGTCAAGTTTATTCTGCGTTTTCTTTAAGGTCTTGACTCTCTTTGTGTTCTGGATCATCCTTATCCTTGAACCAATAGTCAGTTGATTTTGCTAATACCGCAACATAGGCTCCAACCATGATATTAACCAAATCTCTCGATGCTTGAGGTAACTCAGCATAGAATAATAACCAAACCAAAAAAATGAACGTTGTAACTATAATCAAC